CGGTATGGTTTCCGCCCACCACACCGCGCGCGAGGCGGGGTGCACGGCCAGGGCCGTGAAAAAGACGGCGAAAACGCTGCCCAGGACCAGGGGAAAAAAACGTTTGCCCATGTCGCCGTGTAGCGCATCCCGGAGCCGTTGGCCACGGGGCGGCGCGGCGGCGGCCGGCCAAACGAAGGCGGGTTGCGGACACGTATCCGCAACCCGCTGAGAGTATTCTGGTGGGATGGGGACTCGAAACGCATGTAAATACAGGATGATTCAGTCATCATAAAAAATTATTGCCCCCAAAGTTGCCCCCACTTTTCCCGCTGGCTCGGGTACGTGTCCCGTGCCGCCTTTGTGACAATGGCCATGCTGGTGTGATAACCGGGAGCCATGAAAACCATAACTGCCCTCCTCGCCCTGCTTCTCGTGGCGCTCCTCGCCTCCCTGGCACTGGCCGGTCAAGCCGATGTCTACGGCCCACAAGGGCAGTACCAAGGCCGGATTGTGCAAAATCCAGGCAATCCCCGCCAGAAAGATGTCTACGGCCCCACAGGCGCGTACATGGGCCGCATCGTCGAGCGCCCCGGCGATACCGGGCAAGCGGACGTGTACGGGCCGACGGGCGGCTACCAGGGCTCCACACAGGAACAACCCGGCCAGCAATAAAAAGCGCGTTCCTCTTCGGCCTTGCGGCGTTCCTCGGCCAGACGGGATTCCTCGGCCTTTCTCTCCAACTCCCTGGCTGCTTCGACCTTGGCACGTTCCTCGGCCTCCACACGCAGCCGCTCGGCTTCCTCGGCTTCCTTTCGGGCGCGTTCCTCGGCTTCCACACGCAACTGCTCTTGCCGGGCGGCCTCCTGCCGTGCCGCTTCGGCCTTGGCGGCTTCGCGCTCTTGACGCTTGCGAAGGCGTTCGGCCTGGGCACGGGCGCTGTCCTCTTGGAGAGCGGAATTAGCCTCCCGTACGGGCTGCTCCCATTTATCTTCCCCAAGGAACCTGGAAATTATCGTTATCCCTGCCCCATCAGTCCTGATTCTGGAATAGTCGTTTGACTCCAGTGGCTTTGGGAACACTTTCAGCAACTGGGCAGGCCCCATAGCTGACTCAAGCTCTTGAAATGTTTCGCATTTGTCGAAAATATCGTCCAAAAACTGCTTGGCGGCCCAAACGGCTTCGGTGATGACGGCAGGCGTGACGCGCCAATCGCTCATGTTCTCGGCGGCCATCATCTTCAGCATGGCGGCGTCGTCGATGTTGAACCAAAAAAACGGCGACACTCTCTTCGTATGTGAAGGGACCATCGCCGTTTTTCGTGTTACGCACGGCCTTGAATTATTGATGATCCAGTTTAGCCTGGTTGCGCTGCCGTAACACTGGTTGCGGCCAGCCCCCGGACCATCTCGTCCACAGTGATCCGCAGCACGGCCAGCCTGTGCGCCAGGGCAACGCGGTCATCCCGGCCGGGCAAAGCGATTGTGGGGCAGCCTGGGGCCATGGCGCGCGCGGGTGTCGCGGGCTTCGCCTTTTTTCTCGTCGTTACCTTCCGGAAAATTTTCCGGAAGGTCGGAGGCCGTTACGGTGGTAGCCGTTTTCCCTGCCAACTGCCGATTGACCTGGCCCCGCGCGCGCGGGGGTGTCGCCTATGACGACTCCCTCCCCCCGCCAACAACGCACGACGGCCAGGACCATCTAGGACCCGGCCGTTTGCGCTCCCCAAAACGGGGGGAAATGAAATCATTGAGCTTTTGACGTAGGACTCGCCAATTTTGGCGAGTCCCTCTAAGCGATTAAGCTAGTCGGCAGATAAATCTGCCGGCCCTTACTCCCCCGCCTCGATCTCACGCCGCACCCCCGCCAGCAGCAGGGCCAGCGTAGCCCCCGCCTCGGCCCCATCAATCTCGCCCGTGGCAAGTAACTTGGCGTAGGACTCCAACGGCGCAACGATAATAGCCAGTAACTTTTCGCGGTCCATGGTATAACCTCCAGCTTGTGATATTTTTGCACCGTAGCATGGGCCGGAAAGTGTGGAAATAGCATACTGTAATTCTATTCGATTACGAACATTAAATCTTTTTTATTTGCGTAAACGATTAACACCAGCCGCCAGGCATCCCGTTGAACGCATCAAGGTGCGGCGTGGTTATGCGCCTAAATGTGTACTTTTTATCTTCATCGCGCTCTTGGCGCTTGGCTATCACACGCGCCAGCTTCGCCGGCCGCTCGGACAGGTCGCAATAGTTGCGACTCCACGGCTCTTTGAGGAGCCGCCGCAGCCGGTCAAACAAATCAAGCCCCGCTGTCTCTCGCGTACACACCTACCGCAACGCCGTAGTCGTGACGTGCAGCCGCGCGGCAAGTAACTTGATGTTGAGGCCGTGCGCTTTTATGTAATCGTCAATCGCCGCTCTCACACCTGGGAGGACAATGCTATGCGTCATGGTAATCCGAACCCGTTGATAGTGCGTCGGCTAAGGCGTCGCCTGTACGGCCGCCGCCACTTAGAGAACGGCCGCAGGTCCAGCAAATAGGGCCGGAGCCTCTCATAGGATTGTGGGCGCATCCGGCCAGACACAACCGCGCGATGCAATACAAGCCAATGCAAACCTGCAATGCTTGCTAAGGCACTCCGCGACAACTTGTGCCGCTTAACTGTCGCTGCAATATGCTTTGCGAGGTTCGGATAAACTCTGCCGCAGTTCATCACAGTTCCGATAAACTCTTTATGCGGCCATTTGTTACCATGCTGGACAGCCGCAACTTGCCGGCCTTGAACAGGTCGAACCGCGTCTTGCCGAGGATGGAACGCACGAAAGACGGGTCTTCCTTGAGTTGCCGGCGAAGCCACATTTCGTAGGTCGTCCCGGCCGGCACGCTGTCGACTGTCTCGACCTTGAACGCCGTCGAGGTCGAGCCATCCCGGTGATGCACAGTGCGGGAGGAGTGCTTAACCGTTCCACGGTCGCCGTCGTCGGCCTCGTCTATGTCAATGCCGAGGTCGCGCCATGTGATCGGGATGGGCAAATACAGGCATCTACAGCGCCAATGGGCGGGCAGTACGGGCTTTGGATCGTTGAGGCCGTATTCCTTGCCGTCCATCGAACCACACGCAACACATGTTCGGCCGTCGAGGACTACCGAACGTCGCCAGCCCTGCACCACGTCCGCGAACTTCTCCCTGGTGATCGTGTCGCGGGCATAATTCGATGCGGAATGGAGAAAGGTTCTAGCCAAGCCCTCGAGACCGGGCACGGAACCCTCGATTCCCTCGGTGCGGATCATCCTGGCCGCAGCGTCCACACCCTTGCCTTCGATCAAAGCCCGGCGGCCGGCACTGATGATTCTGTCCCTGGCGCTTGCTTGGAGCTTCCCAAGGAAGTCATTGACGGTCAGGCCGTCAACGGAACTGCTCTCAAACCACAGGGCCGTGATGTCCTTGGACAGCCCCGCGCCCACACCGATAGCTGCGCCGCCCGTGAGCGCCGCCATGGACGTAGCCGTGCTGGTCATGGTGGCCGCTATCACGTCCTCGCCGGCATCGCGGAGGTGGTCCCCGGCCGACGCGTAGACCTGGACAAGGATGTCGTCGATGGCGACGGCCTGGGCTTCTAAAAGCGCCTTGCGCCGGGCAAGCGGGAGGTCGTCGAAAGATGCACCGGCATCGTCGGCCAAGGCCGCCAGCTTGCCCACGATGACCGCACGGGAGGCCCGGAGCTCGCGCACCATGTCGTCGGCCAGGGCCGTGGAGCGCATGTCGACGCGGTGCTGGAACTTGAGGATGTCGTCATGGATGGCCATGGCCTACCGCCGCACCAGCTTCACAATGCCGATGCCGCCGGCTCGGCTGCCGTAGGCGCGCACGTAGGCGTAGATTTGATCCGGTATCGTCTGCACGCGGTCGCCCGGACACGAGACGATCTTGATGGCTCCGGTGAGCTCTATCGAAGCGGTGCCGGCCATGTCGCTCGGGGCCGTGGTGTCGGTGGATATGAGGAGCAAGGCCAGTTCCATTTGCGCCGTTTTGACGCCGGGCGGGACGATGCCCGCCTCGAGCCACGGGAAGCCGATGCGCGGCCACTCGAGCGGCTGATCCTCGAACGCCTTGGAGCCGCTCCAAATGATGTGCCGGTCGAGCAACCAGCACGCCATGGCCAGCGCCTTTTCTTTGGTGTCGTCGGTCGCAGCGGTCCATGTTTCGCAGTGCAAACGCGCGTCGAAATGCGCGTCTGCGAGGGTCAGGTCTACGTAACTATTGGTGCCGATCACTAAGTCGGGCATGATCTTGATCTCCTATTGAATTGCCGGAGGAGTCACCCCGGTGACTCCGTTGTCGCGCTCCGGCAGGCGCGGGCATCGCCTTTCTTCCTTATGGCAGAGGGCGCAAGTCATATTGACCACAGGCGTTGCCATCTCGCGCTATCCCAACACGCTGCAATCCGTGGTTGGTACTATTCTTCGGCCAGGATCCAGCCGGCCTTTTCGTAGCTCTCGACCTCTTTGGCCGGGACCAGCATTTTGCACACGCCCAGGCCCGGCACCTTGTCCGGGTCGCGCTGCATAAGGACCATGGCGGGCTTTTCCTCGACGGTGGTGGTGATGGTGTTGTCGGTCATGTCACACCCCCTACGCGTTCTTGAGCCCGTAGAGACGGGCAACAGAGTGGCCATGCTGCACAGTCAGGCCGCAATACCACTCAACCAGGATCTTGCGCCAAATCTCGCTGTTGCCCTGGTCATCCGGGTTCATCGGGCCGTTCTGGATGCCGCACACGCCGTCGCCGCCCATATAGCAGGCGTAGATGCTGGTGCAGGAGGCCGCCGCGCCGGTCGTGTCCTTCTCGTCGAAGGCGAGGATCTCGTCGCCCGCAGCATCCTTGCCCACGATGCCGATGGGAATCCCGGCGTAAGCGGGAATCTGCTTCCCAAAGATGTCGGACACGGTCTCGGTGGCCTGCCCAGCCGCGCGGATAAGGCTGTTCACCTTGCGGCGCATGGTCTTATTCATGAGAAGGACGGTGGGAACGAAATCCAGGCGGTCAATGAGCTCGTCGAGCATGGCAAGGGTCAGGCTGTCGCCGCCGACGGTCGAGCCGGCCTTCTGCAACTGCGTGCCGGTGACGCGCTGGTCGAGGCCGTCAAACTCCTCGGCGTTGGTGCCCTCGTCTCCCTTGACGAAGGCCGCTTCGAAACGGCGAGACATGGCGCGAACTTTCATAGCGATTTGCTCGGAAAGGATGTCGGTGCCGTTGGCCCCCTGCATGGCGATGAGCGCACGGTCCACCTTGATGAGACCGCCGCCGATCTTGAGGCTTTCCGAAAGCTGATTGATGACGCCTTGATCGGCCGTGTACTCGGCGTTCACAGCGCGAAATCCGACGTTGGGCGGGGTCTGCTCGATATTGTAGCTGTACGCGTTGCCGGAAATGCTCTTGAACGGTAGGTATTGCAGCACGGCGGAATTGGCGGGGAAAAGCTGCACAATGCCCTGTTGCAAGGGGTTCTGATAATACTTCGAGGACTCGGCAAGGGTCATGGTAGCCATTTGCTATGCTCCTTTAGGACTTGAGTCCCAAGGTGATGAGGTCGGTTGGTGACATGCCGGCGGTGTCGACGGGCGACTTGCCGCCGGGCCGTTTCGAGTCGGGGCCGGACGCCGGGGCCTTCGCGGTGAAAAGCCCTTTCTTCGAGGCGTTGCGAATCCAGGTGATCTTTTGCGCCGGGGGCAGGTCGGGCACGATGTCCCGGAAATCCTCCGGGATGTCGTCCACAAGTTCCGAAACGATGCCGGCGAGCGTTTCCTCGGCCTGTTTCTTGGCGTCGTTCACAGCCTGAAAACGCGCATAGGGCACCGTCTTTTCGCCTTTGTCGGGGGCGGTCCCGGTGGTGCCGTTTTGAGCGTTGGTGTCCGGGTTGGGGTTGTCTTGAGACTGGTTCTGCGTGTCGGTATCGGTGGTCATGTGTGGTCCTCGCTGTTTTACGCCTGCGTGGGCGGATTAAATCTTGCTGGAGTTGAGCGCCGCCGTCTCGTCGCGCACGGTCATGAGGTACGCGAGGGCATCCTCCCGCGTGGTCAAGTCCGGGTTGCGCTCCATCACGGCATCCACGGGGGAAATGAGGCCCATCGAAATAAGCAATTCCCAGGTGTTCGCCTGATCCAGTTCCGACGTGTCCGGCTTCGGGTCCGCGAAGTCCACGGCGAGCGTGCAGCCGTCGGAAAGTTTCCGGGTGTTGTGCGCGTTCCAAACGGTGCGGATCACGGAAAACAGGCGCTTTTCATAGGTGCGCCAAAGTGCAACGTCGTCCCGACGGGACTCCTCGAGCTCCACGTTGCCGATGATCTTGGAAATGCCCGACTCGTCGGTCGGGTCCACAGACATAGAGGAACCGGGCAGGCCGTTGGAAACCGCTACCCATTTCATGAGCCGGTCAATCGCGTCGGTGACCTCCTCAATGGGAGCGTTCGGCGCGGCAATGCCAAGCTCGCCATCCTTCGGAAGCTCGATCATCTTGCCCGGCCCGGTTTCGAGGATGCCGCCGCCCTCGGCTCCGCGAACCCACCCCAGGCCAAAGCCCTGGAACTCCAGGGTGTGGAGCAAATCCACCAGGGCCTTGTTTACGGCTTCCTGGGCAACGATGAGGTCGTCGCCACCAGCCAGCCAGAAGGAATCGGACGGCGCACGGTCCCACAGCGGCACAAACGGCAGGAGCTTGTACGGGTTCGGCCCGCCGTCGATCTGGTGGCCGCGATAATCGAGACGAGACCAGCTTTCTGGCGTCCAAAAGCTGTACGTGATCTCCTCGACCTTGCCGTCCTCCGGGTAGTGCGTGATGAGGATGCTTTCCAAGTCCTCCGGCGAGTCGCCACAGGAAATGTCCGCGATGTCGCCAGTGATGATGTCCAAATCGAGCCGGTTGTTTCTCCACACCGGGCGGATGAGCGCGGTTTTCAAGAGCTTCACATAGCGGCTGGCGGTCTTCATCTTGATGGTCAAAGCGGCTTGCTCGGCTATCTCCTGGAAAAGCGCCTTGTCAGCTTCCGAGCCGTCAATGGTGCGCTTGGGTTCGTCGGCATAGCAACGCGCTTTCAAGTCGACAACTTTCTTGACGATGTTGACGAAACACGGCGTCAACTTCGACGGATCGGCGAATTTAAGGGCAAGGGCCTCCTGCAAGTGCTCAAGCTGGCCGTCGTGGTAGAAGTCGAGCCGCTTTGCAGCGTCAGCCTTGCGCTTTCTGTTGAGCGCAAGTGAAGCGTCCCGAAACATGGATTGCACCAGCGCCGCGCCTTGAGGTTCAAAAAGCATATTTTAGACTCCCTGGTAGACGCGCGGGCCGTCGAGCTTGACGTAATTATTGTAAAAGACTGGCAACGGATATTCATCATCAAGGCGCATCCGCTGATAGTTCTGATACATTTCTTTTACTTCGTGGTATGTGCGGCAATTGTCCTTGCAAAGCAATTCCATCTCGCCGCCCATCAAAAAGCACATTCCACGAGTATGACGCATGTTTTCACAGACAATCCGCTTCAAGGAATAGACAGATAACACAGCCGCACGAGTGGCGAACACGGACCAGTTGAGCGAGTACACAGTGTCATCGTGAAACTTCTGGCTTGAGTGGCCAAAACGATAGTTGCCGTCTCGAAGTTCTTCATAAATAAACGTCGAGAACTCGGAAATCAGCCGCTCGTTTGCGGCGGAAAAGTGTAGACGCGACTCTCGCACAATGCGGTGCAACTCGATAAAGCTCACGTTCTGATTCGTATTCGTCGCCGAAAGGACTTCACACGGGATGCCCTGGTCATTCAACCATGGCGCGATGTCCGCTACCTCGTAATTTTCCAACACTACATTGTCGAGGTTGTAGCGTTCATGGTCGGCGAGAATGGCCTTTTTGATGAACCGCGCGCTGTTAGGCTCGATCACAACTTGATTGAGGATGTGGTACTCGGGCTCGAGCGACGTTGCAGACGCGACCTTGAGCGTGCAGGTCCAGACGGTGCTATCGCCGCCGAAAAGGCGCTTGCTCCGGTCGAGACCGCCGCCGATGACCGCTTTCCGGCCGCCGGTGAGCTCGGCAAGGCGCTCGGGCGGAAAGGGAACGGGCATGGCCTGGGTGATGCACGGGGTCACAATCTCCGGCGGGAAAAGCGCGTTGCGGGCGGCGGATCGCTGGCCAAGGATGTCCCGGCGAAATGCTGTCTCGATCTGCGTCTTTTGCAGGTGCTTGGCCTGGGCTCGGTCAATCCAAGCCGGAGCATCCCGGAGGTACGTCTCCAAGTCGGGATATTCCACAGCCTTGGCGTAGATGCGCGGATCTTCCGCCGCGAGCTTCTCCAACTCGTGAACGGGACCGCCTTCCGGGTCGCTGTTGGCGTCGATCAAGGTGAGCGTGCCCTTGCTGTCGAGCAAACTGCCCTGCATGGCATCGAACACGTCCTTGTCGACCTGATGGAAATCGCTGGCCCACAAGAGGTTCACCCGGTCACCGAACGCCGTGGACATGCCGGCCGCGCCGCCTTGGATCACAGACGCAGTATGCGGGACCGTAACGGAAAAGCGGAGGATGGACTCGTTCGGGATCATCGCGGAGAGCGCCTTGGTGTGGGCAATTATCCGCTTCAAGGGCTTGAATTGAGTCCGCGTCGAGTGCAGTTCCGAGTTGCCGAGAAGGCTTATCGTCCAGTTCTCCCGGCTGGTGGCGAGCCAAAGGATAACCATGGCCCACAAGGTGCTCTTGGAGTGCCGGCGCGGCATCCGGGTGATGCACATGGCGTGGACGAACTGGCCGGAGTCGTCACAGACAAGGGCATCGGCAAGGATATCCCTCTGCCACTCCTCGAGGACGAAATCGCCGTAACGGTTGTCGGCCAGGAGGATGCGCGGCCGCACGTCGGCGAGCCAGTGCTCGAACCCGGCAAGCCCTGGGGCGTTCCAGCGGGCCAAAACGCCGTTGTGGTCGGCCTTTTGGGCATTTGGCGACCTACTAGCCAAAGAGATCTCCCAAGTCGCAGGAATCGCCGCTGTAGAGCTTCTGTGAAGGCTTCGGGCCGTGGTCACGCTCGCCACGCAACGGCGCAGACGTGTAGCGGTCTATCGCCATCCGCAAGGAGTTTTGGAGTTGCGTATAGAGGCGCATGTCGAAATCCTTCTCGCCGTAGCTCTTGCCCATCTCGTGAATCTCCAGGAACATAGGCACCAGCGTGTCTAGGAGAATCTTTTGATATTGCGTTAGCGGGCCTTGCACCATTTGCCGCAGTTTGGCCTTGGCAATCTTGCGGCGTTTCCTGGGGTCAGTGTGCTTGTCTAAGTTCTTGTCGCAGAGCCTAATATATCCAGCCATAACACGTACACTCCTATATACCCTTGGCGTACCCTATGATATTTGACGCATTGCAGTAACCAGGGCCGAAAACGGATAACAAACCGGATAACTCTTTTACGGCACCAGCCAAAAACCCAGTATTTATGCGGGTTCCCTGTCTCGATGTGGAGTCGTGTGTCTCATTCACATTGACGACATGGTTCCGT